GTGATAGCTATTAGCACTGCAAATACGGAAGTGCCCAGGACCACGCCAATGCCGTGTTTCACCGATCTTGGTACCTTGTGAATTAAAGTTAGGAGTCCATTCATAATAACCACCTTTTAAGATAATTGTAGCGTAAGGCCATGGATGATCATGCACATCATCGGGGTCTGACTTAAGGAACTTGTGAAGAAAGATATTAAAGGGGAAGTGCTTTCTATCTTTAAGAAACAAGTAGTAGCGTTCGAGGTAAGGTTCATTATCTTGTCTATCCATTACAATGCGTTTGCGGCCAAGACGTTCTAAAGAGTTTAGAAACCATTTCACTTTAAATTCCCCAACAGTTTATCTGCACTAAAAAATTGTTTAGTTAAGTCATGTGTTTGTTTACGTAACTGAGGCAATCTTTTTTCATAGTGCGTCATGGTAACTATAATATGATGGCAAAGTTCTTGTCTATGTTGCAAATAACTATTCCAATCTTGTGTCCATTCACTGGGATATTTAAATCCTTCGTAATACATTTCTGTGTATGACAAGCGATCTGGCACCATAGGAATAGCATCTACAATAGCACCTTCATAGCAACTAATACCTAGTGTTTCTTGTAAATTAGCACTGAACACTAGTTTTGCTTCACCTAGCAAATTATGATATTCATTCTTTGTCAATTGTTGATCTTGACAAACAACAAACTCATACTGCGGTAATTGTTCTTTGAGATCTCTAAAAATTTCAACTTGTTTCTCGGGTGCAATACGATGCGGAAACAAAATAAGATCACGTTTAGGCATACCTTTATATAAATTCAATGTAGAATCCATATACTCCATAGGCCAGCCCGTACAAACAATCTTGCCAGTTTCTTTAAAATTATGAATAGTTCCTAAGTTAGTATGTAACAAGTTATCTCGAAACATATTAATATGAAACTCAGTGGCAAAATAGTTATGATCAAATGCATGGAAGAAACTCTTCTCAGCTAATCTAACCCAAGGCTTATCTCCAACTAATCGACCTAGAAAGTCTTGGGGATCATAACTGCCAGCATGCCATAGTCCGTGTGTAGTTACTGGAATCCCCAATAGCTCACTCATGTATTTTAAGTTTATGATACCAGGATGCCAAGCATCAGTAAACAAAAAATGATCCCCAGGCTTAACTGCTCCGGAGCAAAATAAACGGCCCATCTGCTCAACTTGACTAGACTTATAGATATTAGTCCCGCCAAAATTAAGAAAGGCGCCAGGAGTAGTGGCACTAGGAATGTCCGTAGGACCAGAGATAATTTGAACATCATGTCCTGCCTTTTTAAGTAAGGAAGGTACATGGGCCTTCCATTGACCCGTGTACCTTGTCTCAACTGATTCTAGATCAACGAGAAAAATTGTCATTGTTTTGGCCTCTAGGCTTGTAATCCTTGCGATAGTTTTTACGATCGCCTTGATATGGCGGACGAGAAAAATATCGGTATTCCTGTGACCTATACAAGTCTGCAGGGTTATACGGAAGGAGATTAAATCTGCAATGATCTAACCAAGCATCGAGATCATCAAAGATTTTCTCAACTTCAGGCTTCATACGAAGAGTTTTTTGAATGTAGGCAGGTTGTGCCATAATGTATTACCTTTTAAATTAAAGGGTTGGTTGAAGGAAATTTAATGAAGCAGCCATTCTCGCCGTCTTCACTTACATCGATCCAAATCTCACGACCTGGATATCTTGCCGAAATAGTTTCGTGAAGATCACGACTAATCATTTCGCAGGATTTGTGGTTGAGTTCTAATGTGCCGTCGTTGTAGCACAATTCTAACCAACGCTTAAATTGAATAAACTCAATATCACGATCATCGTGAAATACTTGAATGTAGACTTTAAAGTGGAAGATATGACGATGTGGAGTACCGAGGAAGCTAACGTCATACATGTCTCCTGTTTTAAGTGCAGGGTCTGTTGCCGCTGCCGGGTACATATGAATACCTTCTTTACGGAAGGTTACCCAAATCATATTAAGATCGTTCATTCTTCAACTTTCTTAGCTTTGGTCTTAGTTTTAGGTTGTTCTGGCAAGTTGTCTTTCAACATGTTCATCATTTCCCACAACTTCCAATCAATGCTTTCTAGCAATTTGAAAAGTTTTTCTTCAGATGATTGCTGTGCAACCTGTTTTGTGATTTTAGAATTAATCATAGAATTTTATCCTCTTTGTATTTGTCCCATGGGGTAAAGTTGTTACGGTCCATTAATTTATGCAGGCTATGGGACCACACGCCTGGATTTGTGGCTTTAAAATCTTTGTCATCGATTTTAAGCATTGTATTGTAATTCCATAATTTAATGTAAGGAATAGGCACACGAATCTGTGGAATGAAATTATCACTTTCATTTAAACCGCCTTCGTTAAATTCTTCTACAGCGGCTAACGGAATATCTAAACTGCATAGATAATCTTTGTCCAAAAAGAATTGAATCATATTCTGCCATTGATCCCAGTCTTCTGGAATTTGAGGATTAAAACTATGATTGGCACCAAAAAAGATATGTCCGATATGTTTGGATTTGTCTTCAAACGAATTGAAATCATCTAACCAGTCTTGTATTTCTGCTACTGATTGAATACCAGTTACAAACAAAGTATTCATTCCAAATGCAGGCGTGTGCTCAACTTCTTTACCAACAAAGAAGTTAATATCATCGGCTTTACCAGTTGTATAATCACGTTTCATAGATTAAGTATAACAAAGTTTGTAGGTTATTGCAACCGTTTATTTGTCCGTACTAAATGGCCACGCATTACTAGGTTTTGGACGAGGCTTCAATTTAACGTTTTCTTCAATAACTTCGCCTGAGATTTCGTCACAGAGGCTAACTTGATATGGTCCATAGATATGGATAGCAGTATCTTCCTCGCACCAATCATGTTCACCATCGAATAACCATCCGGCTCCGCCTTCGTAGTAGAGTTCTTTGATTTCTTGTTGTTCCATTTCGTTGATATCATCACTGAATTCCCATTCAATGCTGGTGCTATCATCTAACTCACATCCCCATCCACAATCTGCTCGAGCATAAGCAACATCGTCACCTTCCCAAGGAAGATTACAATCTAAGTCCTCTTCAATGAACCCTTGTCCCCAACGATACGTTTCGTCTAGATTAAACCAGCTAATGCTGCCGTCTGGGTTACTACGATACATTTCTACATGGTAGACAATGCTTTTCTTTTCAAGTGGTTTAATAAGGTATACTTTACTCATTCTTCACCTTCTTCATCGTTAAAAACAATCATTTTACCATCTTCGTTGGCAATAATAATACGAGTATTACCTTCCTCATCGGTAACTTCTAAAGGACCCCAAACATAAACTTCAGTATCTTCGAGATACCAATCGCCCTCGTCTTCGAGAGCGTATGCACCGTTCTCGTTGATAAACTCTTCAAGTTCTGAAACTTCGTCTTCGTCTTCAATACCTTCTATTTCGATATCGCCCCAGCATCCGCCGTCAAACATATCGATCATTTCAGAATTGATAATATTATTGGCTTCACAGGAGTACATGTCAATACTATCGCATTTTCCATCACCGCCGGGGACTTCTACAAATTCGAACTCTGGAAAGTTATCGTCTTCAGTTTCTACTCTAAAAGTACAGAAGCGATATCCGTCTGTTACTGTAATACGTCCTGTACCTTCGCGCTGAACATAGTGCTCATGTTGCTCGACAGATTTTTTATAATAGGTTTTAACAGTCCAGAATGCCATGGTTATTCCTTAACTTTCTTTGTACGTTTAGATTTAGTGCTTGTTGCAGGAAGTACACTTTCTGCTTTTAAGATTGCCTCTCTTACATCGCGTAGCAATGCATCATCATCCCATTCTAAAGTAGTCTTACCATCTGGGTGTGTAGTAACAGTTAAGTGACTGCCTTTAACAACTTTGGTCTCTGGTAAGATTATTTTAGCACTGCCAATAGTACCGGGCATATCGAGTACAATGCTATCTGATTTCTTTTTACGTGTTGCCATATTATTCTCCTAGTCCTTCCTCAAGAGCTCTTAGTTCGTCGTCATCTGGATTTTCTAGATCGACTTCATCTGAACTTGTTACTTCTTCAAAAGAGAACAAGTTTCTAAATTCATTCTGCTTTGGTCCGCCTTGTAAGCGAGCACCTTCTAAACTACGCAAGAAAGGACCTGCTTGATCAATCATAGCAAATGCTTCTGCTTTGTCTTTGGTATTAAACAGGTCTTCAATGAAACTGTTAAAGTATAGGATGTTACGGGGAACCCAATCACTGTATTCATCGCTCATATCCTGCGCTTTAACTTTCTTCCAATGTTTCCAAGTTAACTTAGATTTAGTTTTAGCAATCTCAATGTCCATCAACTGTTGAGCACGTTGTACAGCAACAATATGGCAGTAAACATTATGACCCATCATTAGAGCATAGGCAAAGCTATCCCACGAAGTCTTACCTTCCTTGCCGATCTTGTTTAACATGCCCGGAGCATAGTGACAGATATCTGCAAGTGTTAGTCTGCGGCCGATTTCGCTCTCGAAGGGAAACGGAATGTCTGATCCTGCAAGTGCTTTGTTATCTGGTGCCTTGTCCATAATAACACTCCACCTTTTGGGAGTGTGGACTGCGTTGGTGTAGACAAGTCCGTGCGCTGTTGCGATGAACGGGCTGGCGCAGTCAAAAGAGATGGTAAGTTCTTCATTGATATGTTTCCTGATTTGTCGTTGAATTAATGTTAGATAGCATGACCAATCTAATTGTGCTGTACCCAAGAAGTGGATCCAGTTTTTGCCTGTTAGCAACCCATCTTCTCTCAGCGTCATCATACGCTTAAGAGTAATATCCATTTTACACATGTTAGCGCCACCGAAGGCCCAACCTTCTGCTTCGCGACCGGCATACTTACCCTTAGGGTCGCTGAATTCTTTTACACCGTCGTACCATTGTTCTGCGGTATCCCAATCACTACCTTGTAAAACATTTAACCATTTAGTCTGACCTAAACGATTCATTAGGAAGTAATCATTGTTATAGCGTGTCTTTTCTAGACAGTCTTCAAATGTTTTCAATCCTGTTTTAGGACTGTGAATATGATCACAGGCCCATGTCGGAACGTCAAGCATCATTGACCAGTCAGCAGTTACTTCCAACCACTCTAGAATCTTTTGACGAGTCTTAGTAGCTTCTTTACCTTCGAAGTCTAACCAATCAAACTTAAGAACACCCTTACCGATCTGGTATCCACCTGAGTCACCTAAGATCATTGTCTGGCCGCGATCTCGTTGTTGGATCATAGATTCTTGTGTAAGACTCTTTTGTAGATCTAACTGTGCGTGACCTGCAGAATACAATCCATACTTGTAGGTAAAATAACCTTCTTCTGGATTAAGAAAGTTCATACCTTCAATACCGCGATCAAATCCTTTAGGAATACGCTCATCTGGAATAAACTTTTCTAATCGTTGTTTAGCAACATAGGTGCTGTAGAAAGAGCTAATAGCTGGCAAGTAGACAGCATAGTCTTTCTGTAATGGGGTTAGGTTAACTGGTGGATTCATTGTTCTTCGCTTAATATTGATGTTATTTTTAATTGCTCTTCTGCTTCTTTTAATGCCTGTTTTGCACGATTAACATTTTGTTTGGCAATTTTCATTGCAGGGTGATCACTTGGTAAAGATAACATTACTTCTTCCTCTACCATTTTTCTTTTAGCCCAATCTAATAAACGAATTGCATCGTCGTCTAATTGTATAGTAGCATACGAACTTTGTAAAGTTATCCAATTATTACCATCCCATACTTCTACATTTTGGTTAGAAGTATTGAATCGCATATTACCAATGCCTTGGGCACCGCTATAGTTGTTGACATAATTACTGCCAGGGCTTCCGCCCGTGACAGTAATATATCTACCACCCTGCATTATACCTTTGATCATGTCTGTGCAGGAATAATGTACTTGTATGTAGCAATACCGCTGTCTAATGTAATTTGTAATGCGCCTTCATTAGACAGGCTCATTGTTGTATTATTAACATCAGCAATCTTTAAGATGCTCAATATCGGAGCAACGGGCCATGTCCATGCTTTGTTCAGTGTTCCAGTAACGCCTGTAGCAAAGATAAACTCACCACCATGTGAACTCATATCACCGAACGTAAACTTCAACTTGTCGCCATCTGTTTTAGCAAGGAAAGTTGCGTGTTCGCTGTTAGCAGCCGCTTGGAAACTAAAACGCTGTACACTACTTTGTGTAGGGTTAACTTCAACATCCCACTTGACACCACGGAACTTAGTTGTCTTAAGTTTCTCGTTGATAATTTCAGTGTTCATAAAACGGTAATCGTTTTTAAAGTCGCCTGCTTTGTTTTCAAAGTGCAAACCAATTGGAGTAGTTTCGCCGTTTCTGTCAGCAGTCATCAATTCGATCTTTGCATCCTCTTTGTATTCTGGACACTCGAGATTATACTTCAATTTGTTTAGTTGAGGCATACCAAATACACCAATCATCTCTGGTTGTGGATTTGCTGTCTCGCCAAACATAACTACAGTTCTGTCGTCTGCCATAGAGTCAATTTTTGTAGTTTCTTCAGTTCCTGTAATCTTTACGATGTTTAGGAAGCCTAGGTTGTGAGTATGACTCACGATGTCTTGTAGAATGTCTTTCATATTAAAGTCCTTTGTATTAGTTTATTTAGATTTAGGGGAAAAGTCAAGAAATATTTTAGTCAAAGCTGAATAATTTGCCAAACGTATTGTCTTGTGTTGTAGATTCTAGATCCCATTCCAGAACCCCAATGAGGTTATCAAGTTTGTTATTGATAATAGTTGTTTCCATTTCACTGTGATCGAATGGCAGATCTTGGAACCATTTAGGCAAGCGTAGTTCATCAACTGGATAAGCTACGCTGGTAAAGCCTAGTGGATTGTCTTTGAGTTTACAAACAATAACTTTCATACCGTCAACAATCTGTTGGCTGTATTTGTCACCGTTCATACGGCGTAGAGTGTTCCAGTTAATACTAGCACGAACGTGTCCGGGCATATTAGCTCTGCCCTTCTTTTCTTCCTGTGCCTGGTAGTCTGTAATGTTATTAGCACGTTTTGGACTACCTTTCTCCCAACCAGGTCGGGCTTTGAATTCTGTACGGAACTCACTGATACGGTCTAGGATGTCCTTTTCTTCTGCACCATTAAGTACATCAGTTAGAATTTCTTCTAAGAACTTCTGCATAAATTCAGGAGTATCGCTGCGCTTCAAATCCAATCCCATGGCCTTGATCTTGCCCGGCTTGCCGTTAACGTCTTGTCTCTTACCATCTTTATCGTAATACAATACAGCATAACGTTTCTTAGTAATGAACAGGCCTTTAACAGCAACAATCTCACGACCACCTTTGATGACTTCGCCACGACTCTTAGGGCAGTGGAAAGCATCTAACATAAAGTCTGGAAATGTTGCGTTTACGTTTTCGGCAATCTGATCATACAGCTGAATAACAACATCTCTATCCCAAGGAATAAGTTTCTTCTGGATATCGACTTTTAATGTGTTGTAAGCTGAAAAATAACAAGAGTCTGTGTCACCGTAGATAATAGCTTTACCGACGTGGTCTACTTCCCCAGTGATCATTTCATTGACCTTGCCTGCCATATGCTTGGCAATCTGCCGACCTACTAAAGTAGTACTCTGACCGATACGCTTATCAAAAAAGCGACAACCGGCGTTAAGAATGGCACCATACAAACTGTTAAGGTTAATCTTTTTAACGAGCTGTCGCTTATCCCAATATTCTTCTTCAATCTTATTTCCGGCATCAATAGCCGCCTTTAATTTCTTCTGCATGTCCTTACGTTCAGCATACCAACGTTTCAACAAGCCGGGGATAATACCTTCATTCTCGTAGGTAAAGATTGTACCGTTAGCACTGAGCATCCAAGGTTGGTTGCTTTCAAAGATAAGTCTGTAAACTTCTGCGGCACTGAGAACATCATTCTCACCATTCTCCCAGTCAACAGTGATTTCAAATGCACGATCTTGTCGCATAACTGCATCATACTCAAGACTGCCAAACACACCTTCCCATGCAGCCGCAAAGGACTTCTTGTGTACCAGCATCTGTTCTTGAATAAACTGATCAGTTCTATCCTGACGCAACTGGCCAACAATAGTTTCTGGACCCATGTTTAATGCACGAATCGCTGACGGATACAGTGAGTTAATATCGATTGAACCAATCCAGTCGTGAAGTCCTTTTTTAGGATATGCTACATAAGCACCTGCGGCCTGGTTATTAGCATCTTCATCTCTAGTAGGACGACTGGGAACAATCAGTCCACGATGGTGAGCTTCGTTTACAATAGCTTGTTCTGTAACAGCTACCGCACCCATTGTTGTTTGTAGCAATACAGTACATTCGTGTGCTAGTGTATTAGCAAGGTCTAAGAATTTTAATTTCTTATCAAGTTTATCCAACAATGCACAGTCTTGTCTGTTGTATTCGATAAACTTTTTAAAATCGTTGTTGTATAGTTGATCAAGTGTGCCTTCGTAGACAGTCTTTGATTCACCTATCTCCATTTCTCCAATGGCATCCAACCTGTAGCTGTGACGTTCTTCATAGGTATATTTGCGGTACAACTCGAGACTGTCCAGATGAACACGACCAACCAAATCATAAGTAATAGCCGTTTTTCCATATTTTTCGTACTCCCGCTTCTTAGGCATTTGATCCCATAGACATAACCTACGAGTATCTTCTTTGCTCAATGCTTTAACAATTCTATTTACCGTGTAGGGCATATCAAAGCCTTCACTGTTCCAACCACTCAATACGTCTGCATCTTCAATTAGTTGTAAGAACATTTCTAACATCTCTGCTTCAGTTTCAAACAAGTGCGTGTTAGGAAAGTCTTTAACTTGTTCTTCTGCTTGCGCCATTGTAAGAGTCTTTGGCGGAACTGCTAGACATACAAGTGTATCTAACCACTGTAGGTGAACGGCGATAGCAGTAATTGGCATGAACGCATCATCCGGTGATGCGTAGCCACGTTCTGGATCGAAGTCCACCTCAATATCCCAAAATGCTACGTTTAGCTTTGGGGCATCCTTGCCTAGATAGTTTTCTTCTAGGTTACGGAATATAGGGTTGATATCGCTTTCATAAAGGTTGTGTCCACTGTGGATTTTCTTTTCCTTCATGAACTCTTTATAGCTTTTGGATGTTACCTTGCTTAGGTTATCTCCATAGATTGATTTGTACTTACCCCGTTGGTCGGGATAGTAAAAAACATATTTTGCTGGGTATTCTTGATAGATCCTGCCTTTTTTAGGATCTCGTTCGACAACGTAGATGATGTCTTTATCGCGATTCCAGATCGCGTCTACATAACTCATATTTTTCTCCTACCGCTTATGGCCGGCAACCATCTTTATGATCATTTATAGCTGATCAAACTGTGCTCTTAACTATTTATTAGTCTAATGTAACCAACAAGGTCAATAGTGACCAACAGCAAATAATTTGCAACCATTCCTGTACTCTTACGGGTCCAAGCCGCCCATCCGAAGATGGCGCATTGTAAAATGAATATTGGGTATAGATAAAAGAACAGAGGATCAGTTGCACCAGCCGCTAATGCAAGAGAACAGCCTAAGCTCATAAACCACGCTGTAATTTCCAGGGTGAAACGAGTGGGCCATTCTTTATAATCGCTTTTGGCCCAGTTATATACGTTTACAAATGTATTAG